TAGAGGATCTAATGGCCTCTATTCCCATAATCTTTAGGTCAGGCTCTTTGTAACGTATGCCTTCATTGTCTATGACATTCAGCACATACATTTTCTTGGCTTTCCATATAGCCTTAGATGAAATTGCCTCGCGCTTCATGCTCATTGCATTTTCATGAGCATTCATAGTTTTTGCTAGTATTTTATATGCTTTGTCAATTTCTGGTTGGATTACCTTTTCGGAAAAAACGTCAAGAGCATCAGTTGTACTATCAGTACCATTCCCACTATCAAGAAACCTATTAACAACATCAGCCATATTGAGATAGAGACTATCCGTGTCCATAGCAATGACATAATCGGCATCCGTAGTTCCTAACTTATCGTTTAGAAATTTATTGATATGCTGTTCTATCCATCTAATAGACAGTTGCCCAGATAAGGTAATTGCTTCGGCATTATCATTGTTATAGAATGTAAAATACTTGTTGCCGACAGCGCCATATGCTGAATTGAGAAAAATCTTCATGGCCATCTGAGCATTGTTATATTTAGCTATTTCGTTGTCTACTTGTGCTCCATTCTGTTTTAACTTCTGAAAATGTATCATTTTATTCTTGTATTCTTTACGCTTTGCAAAGAATCTCTTCATAAGGGCTGGTAAAAAACCGATACGTAAATTATCATAGAGACAGCCATTAGCAGCCATACAATGTGATGTATCATTTTTTGTTACTCCTTCTAATATGTTATCCACTGTTACTCCAGTTTGTTTCCCCTTTCTAGTTTCGGGCGAAATGTTATACTGGATAATCAAGTGCGGATAAAGTGATGTTAAATCAAAGGAAACCACCCAATCGTATAGTCCTGGGATAGGCTCTTTAACATACGCGCCCGTATAGGACTCACTTACATTCTTACTCTTAAACGGCATTACAGTATTGAAACTTCTGAGATAATTGTATATTACAATCTCCCATGGCAACACTGAACCCAGTGAGTCGCTATAGTTAATCTTGGCGTCATATGTCATAGTAAAAATTAGATCCATTAGCTTGAGTTTCTCATCGAGCTTATGAACCAATTCAACATCATGAATGTTATAGTCTATATACTTTTCGAAATCATTCTCATATAGCACATCAAGATTCTGATATTCAGAGTAATCAACTTTCTTCTCACCTAGCTCCACATATGATATATGGTTTAGTGAATATGATTCCTGTTGATTGTAAGTAAACTTTTTGTACAATTGCATGTAATCTAAGATAGAAATACCAACAGGCGTATATGACTGTTGTTCTCTACCGAATGCGGTCACGGATTTTTCAAAAAGTAATCTCCATGGGCTTAATCTCTTGGCGTGGTCCTGCCCCAATACTTTGGTAATCCTATTAACGAGGTATGGAACGTCAAAAAACTCAACGTTCCATCCTGTTATCACATCTGGTTGCCAAAGATCAGAGTTCCATGCTTGCAAGAACCTGCCAAGCAAATCAAACTCATCTTTGCATTTTACATAATAAACTCCTTCCTTCTTAGGTTTATAAGAATCCTTATAGGCAAATACGAGAGTACGGTCATTCATTCTCATTGTCAAGGCAGTAATAGGCTCGGACGCATTTTCCACAAACGAATCAAAACCCTCTGGTAGTTTCACCTCAATATCAATATTGACCACTCGAATAAGGTTGGTATTAAATTTTACTTCCTTTTCAAATTTATCACTAATGTACGCATACTTCCAATTGGACATACCATATATTGAAAAGTTTGCAATGTCTCGGTACTTGTCAACAAAGTCTCTGGCGTCCTTAATAGAATCAAAGCTAACTTTGTCTACCGGCTCCCTGTCAAGGGTAAAATAATCAGAGCTTCCTTTCTTTGACGGGACGTATAATGTTGGTTTATATTTGATTTTGTTCCGAATTTTTCGGCCCGCATCATCATAACCTACGTACAGTATACTATTCCCATACTGAGCAACATTCGTGTAAAACATATACCAACCTTTGTGACCTATAATCTTACTAGATTACCATACTCTTTTGCTCAATACAATAAAAAAGAGGGCCGTTAAGCCCTCTCTATATTTTCTGTAGGTGGTTGTTTTACTTACTCAGTTTTGGGCTTTTTTACTACAACCACTGGTTTTTTAGGCTCTGCCGCCACAACCACTTCTTCGGCGGGGGCTTCGACTTCGGCCACTTCGACCACAGTCTCAACAACTACCTTGGCTTCTTTTACGGCCTCTTCGACAACTGCCACAACTTCAAGTCCTTCCGTAGCTAATTCTGCTTCGACTTTAGGTTCTACAGCAATCACAAGGTCGGCTTCGCCTTCAGGAGTCTCAACTGCCTTCAATTCAGCTTCTGGAGCAATCTCTGGGGAAGTATCATTTAGGGTAACAACGTCACCTTCTTTTTCGACTTCTACAATTTGAGATAGAACTTCAGGAACTTCAACCTTTACGACAGCATCTGTTGTTTCTGATTTAACTTCAACTTCTACCATTGGAGCCAAATTAGTTTCAACTGGTACTTCAGGAACAGCGTCATTAACAGCAAGTGCTTTTTCAACCACTTCTTCGACAACTACATCCTTAGCTTCCAATTCAGCTTTAACTTCTGGTTCAATTACCACTACCACATCCGACTTTCCGTCTTCAGTAGGAACAGCAATCAATTCAGCAGTTTCAGAAACGACTGTTTCGGTTGCATCTTCGACTACAATAGCTGGTACTTCAGGAGCCGTTGGTTTTTCGTCAAGTTTTACTTCAACGATTTGCGGGGCTTCTTCGGCAGCTAGTGTAACTTCAACAACAGGCTGATCTTCTACAGTTTCATTTAGTACTAGGGTTGCTGGTTCCTTAGCGATTTCTTCTAGTTTCTCAGCGACTTCTTCAACTGCAGATGCCTCATCAACTTTGATTTCATCTAGTGTTGTTGAGTTAGTTGGAACAACTACGACATCAGCTATGTTTACTGCCTTTTCTAGAACTTCCTCTACCACGGCTTCAACTTTTTCAAGCTCGGCCTTGACTTCGGGTTCTACAGCAACAACCATATCTGGCTGACCATCAGGAGTTACAACGGGAATCAATTCAGCTTCTGCTGGAATCTCATCCTCCACTTCTACTAAATCAATTGAAACAATTTCTTCGCTTAATGGTTCTTTGTCGATTTCAGCTTTTACAACTTGAGGCAATACCTCTGGCATTGTAATTTCAACTGTGGGCTTCTCTTCATCAGCCTTATCAACGAGAACTGTTACATCCTCTACTGGGTGCGCTTCAACTTCTTTAATAGCTTCTTCGACTACAACTTCTTTCAATTCTTCCTTGACTTCTTCAAGTGGCTTTTCTAGAAGTTCTTTCTTAACTTCTTCGATAACGACTGGATCAGAATCTAATTTCTCATCAACCAGTTCTTCCACTTTAGCATCAATCAAAGCTGCTTCGACATCAACTACTTCTGGCTGCGCATCATTGATTTCTAGAGCTTTCGCTACTACTTCCTCAACAATCACATCAGCTTTTTCAAGTTCTGCTTTGACTTCAGGCTCGATGGCAATAACAACGTCGGCAGCGCCTTCTTCTGTTTTTGCTACGATAAGCTCGACATCATCTGAAACTTCAACCGTTGCGTCTTCGACTACAATAGCTGGAATTAGAGGATCAGAAGGCTTTGGATCTAGTTTCACTTCTACCACTTGAGGAGCTTCCTCTGCGGCCAGTGTCACTTCAACTGTAGGCTTGTCTGCAGCTTCCTTATCAACCACGATTGTGGCTGGTTCCTTAGCGATTTCGTCGAGCTTTTCAACAACTTCCTTAACTTCAGAAGCTTCTTCTAGCTCTTCTACATCGATAATTGGTGCAGCATCAACTTCAACATCGGCTACATTTACTGCCTTTTCAATGACTTCTTCAGCATTAGGCACTTCCGCAGCTACTTCAGCAGGAATAGCTACAACCATGTCTGGCTGACCTTCCGGCGTCACGATAGGTACAATAACCGCATCCGCAGGAATATCTTCAGTTGCGTCTTCTAATTTAATAGCTGGCGCATCTTTATCTACTTCTGCTTCAACTTTTACTGCTTTAACTACCTGTGGGACGAGATCTGGAACGGTGACTTCTACGGTTGGCTTTGTGTCATCCGCTTTATCTACCATTACAGTAACGTCTTCAGGCATAACTTCTAGAAGTTCACCCTTATCGTCTTCTACCATCTTAGGAGCTTCAATAACTTCTGGAGCTTCTAGGACTTCGGCAATTTCCTCAACAGTAGCATTGGCTTTATCAATTTCAGCCTTTACTTCAGGTGGCACAGCAATTACAAAGTCTGCTTCGCCCTCATCAGTTTTAACTACATGTAAAGTAGCGTCGTCAGAAACCTCAATAGTGGCGTCCACTACAATTAGAGGTTTTGTTCCTTCCACAACTGGATCAAGATTTTCTTCGTCAAGTTTGATTTCAACAATAGCAACTGGTTCTTCTAGGTCATTTTTGACTTCGATAGCAGCCTTATTGTTTTCATCTTTATTGATAACTTCGACTTTCTGTTCGTCGGCTTTATCTTCTACAACTTCAACAATTGGATCTTTAGAAGCTTCTTCAACTACCTCTTCCTTTACAGGTTCAGCGGTTTTAACTTCTTCAACTGCCTTAGCTACAGCGGTTTCAACAACTTCCTTAACATCTACGCCCTTGTCCTCAAGTTCTGTTTTGACTTCAGGGTCAATGGCGGCAATGATGTCAGGATTACCTTCAGGAGTTACAATTGGAAGCAACTCAGCTTCGGGTTTAATCTCTTCAGAAGTATCTTCTACTACAATAGAAATAACTTCTTTCTTAGATGGAAGCGGGTCTTTCTCAACTTTAACAACCGATGTTAGTTCTTTTGGAACTGTAACTTCAACGGTAGGTTTGTCCTTTTTCTCCTTATCAACCAAGACAGTTTTCTTGTCTTCAGCTTTCTTGGTTTTTTCGGGGAGAGCAGGCGCAGAATCGAGAGCATCGACAACTTCCTTAACAGTTTCAACAAGGTCTACTTTTGCTTCATCAAGGATAGCTTTTTCTTCTTCCTTAATAGCCACAACAACATCAGCCTTACCTTTATCGGTAGCGACTGGTATCAGTACATCAGCCTTGTCTGAAACTTCGACGGTAGCGTCTTTTAATTCAACTTTGACTTTTTCTTCTGATTCTTTAACAACAACGGCTTCCACGATTTGAGGCTTGTTATCAGGTGCTTCAACTTCAACAGTCACTTCCTTATCAGGTGCGGCATCAGCGACCTTCTTTTCATCTTTCTCAACAGCCTTCTCAGCTTTCTTCTCTGCCTTTTCAGCAGCCTTCTCAGCTTTCTTATGTCTGCCTTTCAGAAGCTTTTCAGTTTCTTCAGCATCAACTTTCTTCTCATCATCTAGATCCATGACAGCGATGGGTGAACCAGCAGAATCATACTCATAACGACGGAAATTCATACGTTGCTTGCGTAAGCGAGGCTTACCAAACTTGTCAAACTTGACACGTCCTGAATGTGGAAGAACCTGCATTAGTCTTTCTTCTGCAGTGATCTCATCAACGATTTCTACTTCACCATCAGAAACTAGAGGATCGCCTTCTTTGCGTACCTTATAGGTTACATATAGAATACCATTTTCAAAGACTGCACCCTCGTGCTTTAGTCCCTGAGAAACGATGAACTTCATATATGTGTCACCATCTTTGATTCCATGGTGGAAATATACGTCATCGTGCTCTTCTGGTCTTTTTTCAGATTTGGCTTTAATGGTAAGAATACCATCTTTATGTGACGCCTGAACGTCTTTTAATTCGTATCCAACCATAGAAACTTGAACAACATAAGTGTTATCATCAGTTTTTACTGTGTTGAATGGCGGGTAATCTTCTGTGAAATAGGCTGAGTTAAGGTTATCCACAACTTCAAATAGCGAATCGAACCCTACGCCCAATTTCTTCAGAAATTCGTAGCGTTTATCTAGCATTAAGTTTTTCTCCTTTACATGTGCGCGCATAGTAAATTTATTAACTATTTATAGTGGGAGGAGCTTTATGCTCCCCCCATCAATTGTAGAATGCCCAATATTAGTTAGGAAATACGCCCCGTTTTTCTTCGGTGAGTAATTCTTGATCAGGTACGCTACTTTCTATTTCCAAATGTTTTTTAATTTCAAGTGTTCTAGGCTTTTTATGATCTGGAAGTTCACGTTCCATCATGATTTTAAGCATTCCATCTTCCAGAGCAACGTCGCCTATTTTAACATCAGGGCTTAATACAAATGATCTAGCAAAAGATCTGGCACTGATTCCCCTATGGATGTATTCCCGCTCAACGGTATTTTCATCCTTATTACCACTAACCTTTAGCAAATCGTCAGCAAATTCGACTTTCAGTTCTTTATCTGAAAATCCAGCTACTGCCAGCTCTACCAAAAATCTGTATGTATCTAATTTGACTATATTGTATGGTGGATATTTGGGATCACCCCCAGCAGAACGCCTAGAAATTTCATTGAACAGTCTATCTAGTCCGATTCCGTGTGAAGTAAAATTTCCAAAGTCTGTAAATGTATTCATAGTTTCCTCCTTAAAAAAAGCAAGGGTTGATATTGTGTGCAACCTTTCGCGATGCACCATATATTTATAATGTCTAATTATTTGAAAATCAAGGGCTATTTACCTGAAAGTGAAATTCAGTATAGCCATTACTACTGCCGCAACAATAGTAGTCATTGCCGTGAACATTGCTCTCTGTACCGGCAGAAATGTGTCTTTGGTTATGTATTGTTCTCGTATCTTCTTATCAAGTAAAACGAAATCATTGTTTACCTTATTGATTAGCTCTTTATTAGAAGCTTCTACTCTAGATATTTTTCCTTCAATACTTTTCAATCTTTCGTCTATTCGTGCAATTAGTATAGCATTTTCTTCTAATGACATTTGTTTTTCTTTGTGGTTGCTATCTTATTATTTATATAGCAAAAGTTTCATATACTGTATGTCATCATAAGTTAAAATTATCTTAGTGTCTTTCCATTCGTTATGAAAATTCAATCCATCTTCAATTTCATTCACTCTATTCATAGCAATTTGATGTTCCTTATCATCTCGCCGCTCATTAACAATTTCTCTCCAAGCGGCATGGCATTTTTTTAGTTTTTCCCTTAAGAGGGTAAGACCTTCATTATCATCAATCAAAACCATCATTCCTTAACCTCCATTATGTAGACTCCCCGACTCTTACCTATTTTCACCATGTTTGCAGTTCCTTTTCCTCCAGGGAAAGCTATGATCCAATTTGGATCAATGTGCTCTAACATAGTCTTGTTTCTAATGGGTCCGGCCCCTTTCCCATATTTATTCCAGTCGGCCTTAAATTCTTGGCATGGCACGTTATATCTCTTGGCATACTCGCCAGCTATTGAATCCGCACCGAAGGCGGCTCCGTGCGCTAACAGTTTTATTTTTCCGTGAGTGTATTCAAATCTACCTAGTGTATCCCATATCAGTTTGGCGTTGGTGAAATCTCGACCCCCACAAACTATGATTTTCATAACATACTCCTAGTTTAGAGAAGGTTTACGTTTATTTCCTATGCTGTATTTTTGTTCTAAACTCCACTCAGATTTTTCTTTATATGGAATAACTTTGATTTGATTCATGGGCGTGCGTGGCTCTTCCATCTTGCTTTTATCTACCACTTCTAATAGATTCCACTCTTCTAACAATCCGGTAATTGTATTACGCCGTCCCATATCTTCTTCTGAAAAATCTGTTGATTTGCCATCTAGAGCAAATAGCTCCTTAAAGTGTACGATATAATACTTGCCTTTTTTGTGTAGAATATGACAAGATTGGAATAACTTCTTATCCTTACGGGATATGACTCCAATACGTGTTAGAGTCTCTTTTATCTTGAGAAAGTCATTATCATCCTTTAACTTGATCTCAACTAACGTATCTACCAAATTCATGTCTTAATACCACCTTGTTCAAATTTTTTTCTTATTGTTTCAAGTTGTCCTTTTGATAGTATCGTTAATGCTTGCTTGGCTTTCTGAATATTATAACCATAATATTCTCTTATCAGCTTTACATCATCATCTGATTTACGTTTAAACCATTTACTGAACCTTTTCCTCTTAGGGAATAGATAAAAGTAATAATCATATTGTAGCTTCTTATCTAGATTGTTTCGTAAATTTATAACGTTTGCATAACCTAATGTTTCCACATTAAACGATAAAGAACGGTTGATCAGATATGGAACATAAATTTTCTCAGCGGCTTTATCAACCATCAAGTACTCTTTTGTCTCTGTCACACTTTTCACATAATCAAATGGTGTCATATATGTTTCCAATTTTCATTTCGTGTAATTAGACTAATTAATCTGATACTAACTTGATATTTATATGATAATTCTTTTAGGTACACACTACCGGTGGCATATGCTTTTGGTGTCATCAAATAATATTTCCATCAGAATCGAGCAGGCCGAAGCCACCGAAACCTTCTTCGGTGTGAACTGGCCTATCATAATTCCCTATTTTAGCATGTGTTAGATTGTATACAAGTTCAAACTCCTTTCTAATAACATTGGTATTGTTAAAGGAGTCGTGTCTCAAATTTACATAAACAGACTTATACCAATCAAACCTTGGCAATCCGCCGTGATCGGGGCCTCGGGAAAATCGAAATAGGGGATTTACCACTTTATTGTATACAATGTAGTTTACTCTCATACTCCAATACCCCTAGTGTGATTTATTGCAAATCCAATACTCATGCACAGCCATCCAATGATAAGAAGAATGATTGCTACCAAGGCATTGGAGCCAGCAGAAGGAATAAAACCAAAGGCAATTGCTAGTTCATACACGCCAATTCCTATCAGAGCTGAACTAACATCATGGTAAATGCTAATACGTCTGATTAATGGATGATGATTTTGCATTACTCCTCCAGTATAGCTGGGCCGCCCGATAGAACTCTAGCAATTAAATCTCTTCTTTGTCTGAATGCCAATGTTGTATTATCAGCATACTCATCTCGGATTAAGCGAAGAGCTGTTTCATATTCTGGGTTCATTTTTGAAATCGGAGGAAGTTTTTTAGGCGACGATGCAACTGGTTTAGGAGCTGGAGGTGCTGATTCTGGTTTTGCAAATTTAACTGGTTTTGCAACAGTTTGTTTAATGTCTTTTGGGTCTTCAATCTTCTTCAGCTCTTCTCCATTCTTCATCTTTTCTTCCATTCTCTCGTTCCTCATCTAATTTATTTAATGTTTCGATTGCTTGTACGGCTTCTTGATAGTGTTGTACGACGTGCTCACAATTATTACACAATGACATAATCTTCTTACCATCAGAACAATACATCTCCAGCTTAGCTGGTTTACGCCACCAAGGTAAGATCAAACAACTACATAGGAAACATCTATCGTATATTTTCATTTAAATTTACAGTCTGCCATTACTTCTGTTAAAAATGCGGCTGTGTTTATTTCTTTGTCCAATGCAAATGAATCTTGGTAACTATATTTAGCTACCAAGACCACCAAATAGGGTATTGAGTTTTGATCAACGTACTCATTCAAAGAATTGTAGAACATCCTATAAAACTCCGCTGAATCCATATCAGCATTTTCAGCAGCCCACTTGCGAACATTGGTATAGTTACGTTCTTTCATATTATAAAACAACTCCTTCAAAGAAAGTTCTTGAAGAGTGTTCAATATGCCGGTATCAATGGCTCCAGTTGATGCATAGTACTGAAGCTCATTGATTATACGCCGCCAGTCTGGAAAATGCTTTTTAATTAGGGCACCAAGCACTTTTACTTCATACTTGATGCCCTCCGTGTCTAGAATACCAATAGCCTTTTGCATAAACTCTTTGGCGAGTATGGCCTTGTATTGGCTGGGAATTTTAAATTCTACCACGGAACATCGAGAATGCAGCGGAGCAATGATCTTATTCTTGAAGTTACAGGTCAGAATAAAACCGCAATTCTTTGAAAATTCTTCCATAAAATTGCGTAGTGCAGGCTGCATGTGATGAGTCAAGTAATCTGCCTCATCCAATATCACGTATTTCCTTCCACCCTCCAAAGAAGTAGAGGAAGCAAACAATTGTATAGTTGTACGTAAGGTATCAATACCACCTTCCATTGATCCGTTGACAACAATATATTCACACCCTAGTTCTTCTAGCATAGCGCGGGCCACAGTAGTCTTACCCACTCCAGCGCCGCCACACAACAAAAGATTTGGAATCTGTTTTTGATCTACAAAGCTTTGGAATTTGTCTTTAATGTCCGGTGGCAGAATAGTAGAAGCCACCGTTTTAGGACGGTATTTTTCCACCCACAAAAATTCTTCACTCAAATGATTCATTTTCTACCTTTTCAAATATGCTCTTATTCGCAAGTAGAACAATCCAATACTCTAAATTGTTTCCCTTCCAGTGGGTGATACCTCTTGGGCTTATAGACACATTATATGATTGGGGAATCAATTCCATATTATCGGCTTCCATTACTGCTTTAAATGTGTGATTAGATTCCCCCAATTGAAGGGCAAACTGATCATTCGTAGATCCAGAGGCGTCAAGGGCCTTTATCCACAACTGACCGTCCTTGGCCTCAATTGAAATTTCTTCAAGACCAAGTGTTTTTCTAGCTCTGTCAACAGCCAACAGTACCTCAGCAGGGATATGAACTGTGGTCAGGTAATCTGACACAGTTAAGTCCTTTTGCTTAGCAACAACTAGCAATTCTGGGTTAGCATATGAATATCTAATTTGGCTTGCACCAGATGTGAGGGTTAAGCTTGTATCACCCAACTCTATGTCTGGTTCATTAAATAAACCAACAGTATTTAAAAATCTATTCAAATCATAGAGGCATACTTCTCTAGGAAACTCATCATCTAGTACAGCTTTAGCCATCACCGTCTTACTGGGAGAAACTGTTCTCACAGTAGAACCTTCATGTATCAATATATTTTTGTTAATAGCCGCAAAGTTTTTTAAAACACTTGTTGTTTTATCTGTTAGCCTCATCCGTAAAATCCCTGTTCACTTTATCCATGCCTTCAATAAATCCTTGCATATATTTCGTACTCAGACTATACTGTAGGGCTACTAAGTCAAAGTATAGTTTAAACAAGTTCATCTATCAATCTCCTTTTACTGTCTTAAGTATTTTTTTGTACTCCTCATCTCTATCAAGTTGGTCTTTGTATGACCAGACAAGTTCTTGTCCGGCGGGAACAATAAATTTGATGAAGAATCCTCCTTGGTTTTGCATAACATACCCGCCTTCTAGCTTCATTGTCACCACATGATCTAAATTCACGGGTTCATTAGTTGAATATCCACTAATATACCACATTATTTCTTTTTCCTTGCTACTGCTTTCTTAATTGGTTTTGGTTTTGGTTTTTCCAGCTTAGTCTTAGGTTTATTGAGCTGACGTACATCTGCTGTGGCAGCCGCACCAATCGATGCAATATCTGCCAAAGATCCACCAAACACATACTAGCCAACGTGCTGAAGCCTCATCCAAGGACAGAACCATGCCTTTAAACCGGCTCTGCGGGTCAGGTAGCAGAAGTTGTAGTCCTCTGATAGGTAACGCTTAGAAGCCTTGTCTTCGTTGTGTAGAAGGTTCTCTGCCTTCCTCTTCAGTGACTCAATATAATCTGTATCAGAAGCATCTGTATTGATCAGATCGGCCATAAGATTATGAGCATCGGTAAAAGTATACCCACGATCAATAATACAATCAAAATACGCTGTAATCTCTCTTGAGCCATCGAAGTGTTCTGTCCTTACGTGATCTGGTTTGTATTTCTGTTGAGGGTAGTGAGTATCAAACACCTCAAACGTTTTACGTCGAATCATCATAAAACCAGTACCGGCTTCAGAAACTTCTACCGGCTGTCCCAAGGGAATAGAAGAATTGCCCTGCACTGGATTAAAGACATAATCACCCACGAAATTCTCTAACTTATTTGGATCTTCATTGGCAGCTCCTTTATCAACAGCCATTTTGATCTTTTCCCAACTGATACACTTTTTGGGATAGGGACCGGCCATAATATCATAAGGTGATTCATCGGTTTGAATCGCTAGCATAGCAATGACATCATTTGGATTGAATCCAATATCAGAGTCAATAAACATCAAATGAGTAGAGCCTGATCGCATAAATTCATCACAGCAGTAATTGCGGGCGCGAGTGATCAAAGACTCATTGAAAAGATAGTAAATCTTCAGTTCAATGCCGTACTTTAGACACAAAGCTGCTAAATCTGCCATGGACTTGGTATACATTCCAGAACAATTACCCCCATACATGGGTGTTGCTAGGAATAATTTCCTTTTTCCAAGTTCTTCCTTACTAATCTTTATTTCCATTATGTTCCTTTCTATGCGCATACAGTAAAATCACAGCATAATGGAGTATCTTCATAAGATCTGCCTCATTATAACCATCTTTCTTTCCATATCGCTTGGCATACTTGATAATGTTTCCAATACAAAATCCTACCCCGTGCCCTGCATCTATAATTAGATCCGTGGCTTGGTATTTCTCACCTGAGTAATGGGATTTATAAGTCGCGTCGAT